TTATGCTGAGGTTCTCTGCCCCTGGAAGAAAGTGGAGATCGTCGACGAGGAGACTGGGGAGGTCTCGTCTGGACTCGATTTGAACTCAGCCTGGCGCCTTGATCCTGATATCTGGTTTGGGCCACCAGACCTTCTTGAGATGAGTTACACACCATATTCCGGTGTGAAGGAGACGCGCGGAATTCCTTTCCCGCGCATCAATGAGCTTTTGAAGAAATCGCTCGACTCCCTCTTGAAGAATGGGACTGTGAGGCCTCTCCAGTGCCGTGTTGCCGCTGTCCTCGAACCTGCCAAAGTGCGGACCGTTACCGCCGGTGAAAGCCTTCCCTATTGGCTCTCTATTCCGTTTCAGAAGAGCATTCATGCTTATCTTCGGAATATACCGCAATTCTCCCTCAATGGGCAACTCCTGGAGAAATGGCATCTTCGTTTCCTTGATCGAAAGGCTCGTGATTTAGGCCTCGAGCAGGATGGGAAGAATGTTTGGGTCTCTGGTGATTACTCAGCTGCAACCGACAAAATCGATATTCGGCTAACCCGCGTCTGCCAGACGGTCTGTGAACAACGGATTCGTCAGACCTGGTCGGGTAGTCGGGACGATTTGGAGCGCTTTATCGTTGTGCTCCGTCAGTGCATTGAGCCTCATGTCGTTCACTATCCCGCTCACTTGATGAAGAGCGAAGAGGACAAGATGTCTTTGCTGAACTTCGAGGCACAGACGCTTCGGCAATCGCTCCAAACTGACGAGGAGATTCTTGAATACTTCTCACGTCCACAGGGAGAGGATTCTGAGTTCGATGATGAATGGAAGGCTCCAGTTGGGCTCACTGTTCGGAACGTGCGCCTGGAGAAGGGGATTCCACCGAAACCTCTGGCTGCCGAGATACCTGCTGTGGAACGGCGTATTGCGTTCCTCGAGTCTGAGTCAAATGCATGCCTCCAAGCGACTCAGCAGAAGAACGGTCAATTAATGGGAAGTCCACTGAGCTTTCCGATCTTGTGCCTGGTGAATTTCGTTTGCGCCTGGATCTCCGTCTTTCCGTTTGTCCGGGAATATGAGAATGTTCCCGTCCTCGTGAATGGCGATGACATCTTGTTCCGGTGTCGCCAGGTTCAAGTGCCTTACTGGTATG